ATTCCGATAACCCAGGCGGGGGGCTAAAATAGTGCGGCCCCAATTAGCAGGGGCGGGACTGCCGGCGCGGTCCCGCCCGGAATTAAAAAAAATAACCGAAGGGGAGGAAGGAAATGGGAACCCAAGGATTGGAAAATAAAAAAGAAGTGGCTTACTTCGAATATGATTTTGCCAAGGAAGGCGGCGCGGTAGGTGACATCACGCTGCGCGGTGCGCAATTGCCGAAGGGGGCGATAATCAAGGAGGGAATCGTCGATGTCGAAACAGCGGTGGTTTCCGGCGGGGCGGCCACCATCGCCCTTAAATTGAATTCCGCCGGCGATGTCCTGGCCGCCACAGGCAAGGCCAGCTTTTCCCTGAATGCAACCCTGGATGTGGTCCCGGATGGGACGGCGGCAAATTCGGTCAAGTTGACGGCGAACAAAAGGCTGGCGGCTACCGTGGCCGTTGCCGCCTTGACGGCCGGAAAATTCACGGTGGCCCTCGAGTATGTGGTCACCCGTTAAATAAAATTCCAACAATGCGGAGAGACAGGCGTCCAGGCAGGGTTCATACCCCTGACCTTGCGGGTTCGAATCCCGCCTCCGCTACCAGGTAAAGGCTGGTTGAAATGGGATTCGAGGACATACTCGATGATATGAACGCCGATATTTTCAGCGCCCTGGGCAGGTCGGCGACATACACGCCGGCGGTCGGGGATCCGGTGAGCTGCCAGGTGGATCTGGTGATCCAGTCGGATCAGCAACCGGTGGGGTTTGAATCAACGGTGCTGGAGCCGGAAACGGTCATCGAATATATCCTCGATGAGGTGGGTCGGGAGGCGGATCCGGGAGATGTGTTTACGGTTTCCGGAGTTGACTACACCGTCAAGGAACTGCGGGAAAACGATGGATGGACGGTAAAGATCGTGGTGAAAAATGAAAGTTGAAATCGATCAAGGACAGTTGCTGAAAGTCAAGATGATGCTGGCCGGCGTTAAAAAGGCGGCCCCGCGGGTGATCAGCCGGGCGATGAACAAAACCCTGACCGGGATACAGTCAAAGGCGGCCAAAGAAGTGAGCGGTGAATACAATATCACCCAGAAGCAAGTAAAACCGGACTTCACACTGTCAAAAGCATCTGTCGCCCGGCTGGCTGCCGGATTTTATTCGACCGGAAGGCCGCGGAGCCTGACGAGCTTTTCGGGTACGCGGCAAACGAAAAAAGGGGTTTCTGTAAAAATTAAAAAGAACGGCCCCCGCAAGACATTAAAGCACGCCTTTATAGCAACATCGCGTCATGTAAAACAAAAGGCGCGGGATGCAGGGCGAGGGAAACAGGTTTTTTGGCGGGCGCGTGGCGACAGCGGGATGCTGGTGTCCCGGTATCCGATCCACCGGCTGACCGGCCCGCGGGTTGAAGATCACCTTGGCAAGCCGCTGGTGTTTGAGCGGATCCTGCGCTATGGCGGCGAGCGTTATAAAATCGTAATCGACCAGGAACTCAATTACGAACTATCAAAACTATGAGCTTTACCGACACCATCAGGGAGCAAATCATCGCCAGCATTGTGACGGAGGTCGCGGATATCCGCACCAGCGCCGGCTACAATGTGGATCTGGGCAGCACGGTAAAAAGGGCCCGGGCGCTGCATGATAAGGACAAATTGCCGTCGGTGGCGGTTTTTCCGCAAGTCGAAGAAAATGTGCCGCTGCCGGGAAAAAACAATATGGCGATGATCATACGCATCGAGGGCCTGGCAAAATTCGGAACCGAAAACCCGTCGGTCGTGGCTGAAGCGATGCTCGGAGACATCATCAAGCGCATGACGGATCCATCTTTAACCGATGTTTGCGGCGGGCTGGCAGAAAGCGTCCAGTACACCGAAGGCGGACTCGATGATTATCCGGCAGAAGGCCAATACACGGTCGGCGTGTATGCCATATTTAAAGTCAACTACAAAACAAAAATCGGCAATCCTTACAGCCAATAAATAAACATGGAGGATATTGATCATGCCAACTGCAGAAAACGCAATACTTTACTATGAGGCGGCTCAAACGCCGGTGGCCATGACGCAGCTGACCGACCAGGGAGATCTCACAATATTTAAAAGTGCGGCAACCCTGTGGAGCAACCGGTCAGGTTATGTGCCGGATATCAAACCCAACGGACTGGCTACGGGTGGTGCGATCACGCCGGCAGCCAGCGGATCCAACAACCTGATCGATGTTGCGGCGTTGACATGCTATCTGGCTGGCGTGCTGACCAGCGTCAGCGCGGATGCAGATGTGACCGTCAACCGGCCGACCGTCAGCAACTACCAGAAGCATTCGGTGATAATTACGGCTGCCGGTGCGGTGGCCGTGGTGGAAGGCACGGAAGGATCGGGCTTTTCAGCCACCCGGGGAGCTGCCGGCGGTCCGCCCTATATCGATAATGATGCAATCGAAATTGGCCAGATCTGGATGGATTCTCAGACAGCGGCCGCAATTGCGACCAGCGAGATCTACCAGGTCAATGGCACCCACCTGGAGCGTTACGATTATCCGGTCTGGGAAGTGAAGCATCTTGATGTCAGCAACGGCATTCTCGGATATGCCGGGATTGAATTCATGTCGGCGCTGGCGGGGATCCATTCCGAAGACTCCGGAACGACCGTAGCCGGCAAGCTGGTGTATGCATCCTATTATACGCCGTCTTTTGCGGAAGTGGTGGACGCCTATGATTTTGTTCCGCCGGCCAATGCGCACAGCGTTAATTCAACCCAGGTATATGGGCGGACCAAGGCGGCCAAGAGCTCCAGCCTGAATCAGGGATCGTTTTCAGCGCATCTGAGCGATGGGATAACCGATGGCCTCATGAGCTTCGTTGATGACAATCTGTGGTTCAAGTTCATGCCCAACCGGCTGAACAACCCCTATATTCTATGCCAGGGGTCGCTGGGCGTGACGCCGAGTTATCCTGCAGGCGATAGCATCAGCGCAGCTTGCACCATAACTTCCGAGGCGGTGGCAGATCGGGTGAACGGATAACACGCGCAATTAATTGGAGGGGGGTTAGCGATGGGATTTGATGCGGACAGGTTCCTGGCGACGCCTTTCGCGCCGCGTGAACAGAAGGTCGCCATCCCTGATTTGCGGGACTTTTTCGGCAAAAAGGAAAAAGCGGCCTGGAGAGTGCGCGGGCTTACAGGCAGGGAGTATGGTCGGGCAAGGGAGGCGCGAGAAAAGAATAACGCATTGAAGGCAGTCGTCGAGGGAATCGCCAGCAAGATAGGAAAAAAGCAAGTTGAAGCAATTAAAAAACTTATAGGCGATGACAAAGACGTGCCTGAGGATATTGCCTTCCGGGTTGAATTGCTGATCATCGGCAGCGTTGAACCGCAAGTGGATTATCCGCTGGCAAATAAGTTGTGCGAAACCTTTCCGACCGAGTTTTATGATATCACCAATCGCATCATTCAACTCAGCGGAAAGGGCCATGTGCCGGGAAAACAGACGCCCTCTGGCAAGACGAAGAGATCAGAGCCCTGATGTCTTTATGTCATGCCAGGGGGCGTTTTCTTTATGAGGTTCAGCCGGATGTGTTTCCGGAAGGCTTTTTAACGCGAACGGAGTTGGAGCTGTGGGCCAGATTTTATGAGCAGCAAAGCGAGCAGCAAAAGAAATGGCAGATTTAGAAAAAACAATCGCGATCATATTCCAAGGAGATGATCGGCTCTCCAAAACGATAAGCGGAATTTCTGGTGGGCTTGACAGACTGGGCGCCAAAGCGGTGACGGTCACGCAGCCGTTTGCTGATCTGGCGGAAAACGCATTGAAGCTGGAGGCCGCCCTTGCGGCCATGGCTGTTGGCGGGCTGGCCTATGCGTTCAGCAAATCGAGCGAGTTTGAATCATCTATAATCGAGTTGAAAAAAGTCATCGGCGATGAAATCGGGTTGCTGGATGAGGCCCGCATCAACGCGATGAACCTGTCCGATCAATATGGTCAGAGCGCCAGTGAAGTTCTGTTGTCGACGGCGGATTTTAAGCAGGCCGGTTTTGATGTTAAAGGCGCGATGGATTTGACCAAAGCGTCGATGGACCTGGTGATTGCCGGAGGGCTGGAGGCCTCCCAGGCCAGCGAGCTGCTGATCTCAACGTTGAAGGGGTTTAAGGCCCCGGCCCAGGACGCATATGTCATAACTGATATTTTGAACGAAGTGTCGAACAAGTATGCAACAAATGTCGAACAACTCGGCATCGGAATGGCCGCCTTGTCACCCATAGCAAAAATAATGGGATTTAACTTTGCGGAGACTGCCGGGATCCTGACGCCGGTGATCGAAATTTTTCGCAGCGGCGATGAAGCGGCGGTGGCTTTAAGGACAGGGCTTTTAAAGTTAATCGATGATTCCAAGCCTGTCCAGGATGCCCTGGCATCCATCGGTGTAAGCCAGCATAATGCCAACGGATCGCTGCGATCCGGAAAAGATATTTTAAATGATGTGGCCAAAGCGTTTCAGACGCTGGATGAAGATCAGAAACTCTATATTACCCAGCAGCTGGTCGGGATCCGCCAGGCCGCGCGCATGGTGGAGGTTTTCAACGGCCTGGGAAAATCAACAGAAATAACGGCAGTGGCGATGCATGCGGCCGGATCGGCGGCAGCGGAGGTGGCCGAAAGGCTCAAGAGCGCTGAGGTGGCCGTTGATCGTTTTAAAGTCGGTTTCGGAAACCTGGCGATCGTGGTGGGTAACCAGTTTCTTGAAGCCGCAAAAGGTGCCATCGACGGGGGCACGGAGATCGAAAACGCCCTGCAGGAAATTGTCAAGGATGGAACCTTTTCGCCGGTGTTCAACGCCATTGAGGATTTTGCCCAACAACTCGGCGCGGATTTAAAAGCGGTGGCCGCCGCCATGCCGGAGGCCTTCGAGCTTATCGACTGGGATCCGATGCTGGAATCCATCCGGGGCGTGGGCGGTGAGCTCCAGGGCCTTTTCGAGGCGTTTTTCGGGGATATCGATTTAACGACACCCGAAGGACTTTCTGTGGCGATACAAAAAATTGTGGCCAGCGGGACGGCGCTGACGAATGTCGTCGGCGGGATCCTGAATGCCTGGCAGCCGTTTGTGAAAGCCCTGAGCGCCGGGGTGGATAAATTTTCGGAATCAGGCGAAGAGGCGCAGAGATTTGCGGGTGAATTACT